ACAGAGCTTTTGTAGTAATAGTTGCGGTTGTTGATGATTTCTTCCAGCCCACCGTAGGCTAGATCTTTGATAGCTGATTTCTGCATCTTAGATTTTCTCACCTTTCGTAAAGCCACGGAATCGGAGGAAGCGAGGGAAACGTAGCGACCATGTGTCTTCACTATCTTGGCTCCTAGTTGCCGCATCCGCACGGACTTCCACGACTTGTCCAGGGAGCGTATCTCGAGCTTGCCAAAATTCTGCTCTCTGTTTGTCTGTAAAACCTGAACCGCAGTTGACCATAATTTTTTTACCATCGTCTTCACCTTCACAGATTAGGGCACCCAATTTACCCACGTTACGGCCAGTGCCCTCTTCTACTGCTGTAACAGCTAGGCTTACTTCGATAAAGGGTTTCATTTTCATCCATGAGGTACTGCGTTTACATTCATAGACAGCACTAGGGTCTTTGATCATCACACCCTCGTAGCCCGCAGCTACCATTTCCTTCATGTGATCTTTGAATTCAATTTCGTCTGTGAACACATCTAGATTAAACTCACGTTGTGGCACAATGCTAATGAACCCTGACTCTGTGAACAGCTTTTCAAATCCTTTTAGGAATGCTGAACGCTGACGTTGTCCTAGGGTGCTGGCACCTTTCTTAAATTCATCTAATGGCACAATATCAAACAGATTTAACACAGCATCAGATGTCTTGACATCATGTTTGCGATGTACTTCTTTCAACGAAATTTGGAATTGATCTATGTGCTTTTGTAGATAGTCTGTGATGTGGCTGAAGTTGCTGAGTTCTTTACCATTGCGACTGTATTGTGTTACAGTCTTGTTGTCATGATCTACCACAGTAAGACAGCGAACACCGTCCAATTTGCGTTCTACAATCTTCTTGCCAGTCATCTTGCCTTCGTGATTGGCAGCATCATGACTGAGTTGGCATTCAAACACTGGAATCACATATTTGGATTTCTTTAGCTTTTTAGCCACTTTGTTAATAGTAACTTCAGAGATGCCACATCGCAGATCTTTGCGAAGTATAGGAGCATAGAACAGATTCCATTGCTCTTCTGTGGCTAGATCCATACACAGTTCGATAGCACGTTTGGCCACGTTGCCAGTGAGCTCTCTGCGATATAATTTGTCAGCCAGTTGTTTAAATGTGTCCCAACCTAGACCCTGTGGATCTTGGGCAGGCTGTTTAACAGGAACCTGCTTAACACCAAAAGTATATAGGGTATCATAGCACATCTTGAGCCCTTCAAAGAACTCGTCTAAACCCTCAGTCATGGCTGCTTCTAACACAGCTTCTTTGGCCAAACGACTGTTGTCTGCTTGTAGTTGTTTGATAATATCTTGTGGCTGGGTACGCATTTTAACCTTTCTTGTTAATCCAATTTGGATCCCACATGTCTTCATGTATATCCGGGTAATACAGTTCTGGTGCTACCGGCAATTTAGTAATTATAACTTCGGGCTTAGGTTCTGTCAATTCATTATAGGCCTTATTACCAAACGACAGAGCATACAACAGTATCAACGTTTCCATATCTCTCCTTAAACAATAACAGGTTTACGATTTGGTTCATAGTCTGAGTAGACTTTGGCATAGTGCTTGTCACGAATCCAATTTACCAGACTCTGTGGATCAGCGATCATCCAATCTTCTACTTCTTTGAATTCGATATCATCTTCTGTGGTAAACACATAGATTTCATAACAGCGTTGTGCGTTAAAACGAGCACGAAGCTTCATGTGCTCAATTTGTTGAGCCAACGGATTACGCTGAGGTGTGTTGCCTTTTAGAGCGTCAATAATTTGAGATTTTTCAAAATTATCAGGGTGCTTGCTTGTGATGTCTTGTAGACATTCAAACCCTTCTCGATCCCATGATGCTAAAATATAACGCACTGTCTGCTCCATAAATCTAACTATGCTAATATTATAGCATCGTTTGAAAGAGCTGTCAACAATGCCAAACGTAGATCTTGTCTTGCTTCTTCTTGCCCTTCTTGAGATCTTCGTGCTTTTGGCCCATTTGTTGTAATAGATCTTCTTGCTCGTGACAAGGGGGCAGGCCATGTTTAACAGCATCTTCATACATTTTGGGAGATATGTTGAATGCTACATTTCCACCCCTTTGGATATTGTCCACACATTTCTGCCAAAGTGGAATAAAGAACAGTTCGTAGAATGCTTTGTCCGTTTCCCAAGGTGTCATATGTTCGTAGAGTTCTAGATTAATGTAAGGAGGGCTTGTTAATACAAAGTCGTAGTTGAGCTGACTAAAGTCTACGTCCAAACAGCTAGACCAAATCATCTTAAGTTCAAACGACTCTGCGTCAAACAATCTATTCTTGGCCTGTGTTTCAGCATCTAAGAACTGTACCATCTGATCATAAGCTGGTATCATTTCAATGTTAGTATCACATCCTGTATAATCTATGCCCAGGCTCCACGCACCTAGCATACGACCACCCCATCCTGCTGTGGGATCTAATACACTGGTGGCCTTGTATTTTTTATAAAGGTATTTGGCTGTAGTTGCTTTGAACATGACCACGCTGCCTAGATTAATACGAAAACATTCAAACACATTGCCTGCGGCAGTACGTCCGCCACGATTACGTACTTTGGTATCTTCAATTAATTTAGCCCAGCTGGTAGGATCGTTGGCAATGTCGTAGATGGTCTTGCCGTCTTGTCTACGACACTTTAATAGATTCTGGAATTGAAAATGATATAAAAATGGATTACCGGCAAAATTGTTTTCATTCGTGTCTGCGGCAAACTTGTTGAGGTTGGCTAGGTCTTTGCGTAGCTCTGTGGTCGTGATATTCTTGTGTGTTTCTATGTCCTGTATGGTTACAGAATCTAAATGATAGTTTACGGGTTTGAGTGGTTTACTAGTTGCCATTAGGTGCCTTTGCTTGTATTTCAGCTAACAGAGTAGTTTCATTAAACAGCCAAGGGCTAGGAATAGGTACTACGTTATTTAGGTTTTTAAACTCTTTAAAACATGTGGCTTCACGTTTGGCATTACCATTCACCCGTTCCATGATACGATGCTTCTTACCATCTACATCTATTAAACCCCATACACCGTAAGCGACACGTTGCCATTCTATGCTATCGGCGTTGAGATGCTGATAAGGTTGCCAAAACAAACTGACTTTGTAGTTAGTAAGATCGTGTCCGTATCCGTGTATGGCAACAATTTCATAACTTTGATTGACTTTATAACGATCAAGGCTTTCATCTACATTCTTTTGAAATCCTGTTAGACTTGCTCTACCAACTTGTTCAGCAGTAGCAGCCATGTCATCAAAGTCTAAGGCCTGCCTGCGTTGTACAATTTCCACACCCGCAGTCCAACGATCGTGTTTTTGATTAACCTGAGGACCTAGAAACTTTTCAGGATGACTTATAAAATCTCTGCCTTCTTTGGTCTTGAGCACATGCGGATTCATCATGCGAGTTTTAACACTGGCTTGAACATCATTGCCCACTCCGTCAGCATAATAATTGCCATCGCCTACGTGATCCATACCAAAGCTCATACAGATAGCGTGTTCTAGATATCTAGGACTGAGTGTGTCTCCTTCAGTCATGAGAGATTTTAACCCGTGATAGATTCGAGCAGTTAGATGTTGTTGATTAAGGGTAATGGTCATCTAATAATTATACTAGACAACCATTACAAAGTCAAGCCAAGAAGTCAGCCCAGCTTGGGTGCTGTAGATGATATCCACGACGTTTACGCTTGTCTACCAATTCCCAAAAATGTGGCTTGTGAGGCACACGTTTTGGTTTCATTTTGGTATGAGCTGCTTTGCGATAGTTACAAGACTTACAAGCCGTAGTAGAGTTCTCCCAAGTGGTCTTACCACCTAGGCTTACAGGATGTACGTGGTCCAAAGTAGCATTGGCTTCTGTGACTTCACATCCACAGTATTGGCATCTATATTCGTCACGCAAGAAAATATTACGTTTGCTGAGACGCATGGTGCTTTTGGGCTTTTGATATACTTTAAGCATGATCACTGCGGGCACACGAGTTTCCCAACGTGAGGATCTAACAATCCAATCGTCGTGCCATGCCAATACTTCTACCTTGTCTAGAACGAGGTAGCGTATGGCTTCCTGCCAATCTACCGTGGAAAGAGGTAGTAGGCTAACAGGCTGCATATCTGCGTTCAAAAGTAAAGTGCTCATGATGGTTACTTCTATAAAATAGTATTTAACTAGTCAATAATACTATCAATTAAGACTTGCGTCAATGAAAAAAATAGTGTATAGTGTATTAAATCAACAACAAAAGGAATCAAAATGACCCTAGTACCAATGGTAATTGAGTCGTCCAGCAAGGGCGAACGAGCGTATGATATCTACAGTCGATTGCTAAGAGAACGTATTATTATGTTGAACGGCCCAATTGAAGATCACATGGCAAACTTAGTTGTAGCTCAGTTGCTGTTCTTATTGTTGGCCACTGCTGGTGCTGCTGGCAAACGATATATGTTGCCCAATGCTCGACACATGATCCATCAGCCTAGTGGCGGTGCTCGTGGACAGGCCACAGACATTCAGATCCAAGCAGAAGAAATCCTTAAGATGAAAAAGAATCTTACTGAGATCTATGTCAAACATAACAGCAAAGGCAAAACGTTTGATCAAATGACTTCAGATATGGAACGCGACAAGTTTATGTCAGCACAGGAAGCTCTAGACTACGGCTTAATCGATCAGATCATCACACAACGTCCATGAAAAGACTGTTCACCTTTGGTTGTAGTTTCACCCAATGGAACTGGCCTACATGGGCAGACATTCTAGGAAAAAACTATGACTCTCACGAAAACTGGGGTATCTCAGGAATAGGTAATAGAGCTATCTCTCAGCGGGTTAGCGAATGTGTGCTTAGGAACCAGATAACGGATCAGGATACTATTATAATACAGTGGACTGACTATCACAGATTTGATCAACATATCAAAGATCTATTTCCGGAAAGCAGTTGGCGTTTGGGCGGAAGTCTACATGTTAAGTCTACCGAAATTGAATATATCAGAGACACATGGCACGAAGGCAGTTATATCTATGAAAGCCTTAATACTATACATCTCACAAGGACATTACTGAAAAGTCTGCCTTGTAAATTTTATATGGTATCTAGGACAGATATGGGAGTAGATCTAAGTCTCCACCCAGAGCTAGATTTCTACCAACCTGTGCTAGATTACCCAGAGTGGACTGGAGAACCAATCCAACTATTTGTTGACGAATTAGGGTATAAAGGAAAGTCTATGATGATTAAGGATGCTGCCATGTTTGGTATTCCTATCAGCCGCCCTGTACTAGATCTACATCCCCTACCCAGCCACTACCTCTTGTGGTTACAGCAGACATTTCCTGTGGAGCAATTTGATTTAGAATTTGTAGAACATTCTGATAAGGTCTTAACAGAGATCAACCACTATGATCAGTTTGATCGTAGCTATGAAAAATCTATGGACTGGGGGATAAAAGATCGTTATGTCAAAGGGTATTAAAACACACAGTTAGTTTATCAACTAGATCGCTCATCATAGCGTCTGTATGATAAGGTGTAGGAGCAAATCTTAATCTTTCTGTGCCTACTGGCACTGTAGGATAGTTAATAGCTTGAACATAGATATTATATTCGTTTAACAGCACATCGGATATCTTCTTACAGCGAAACGCATCACCAACTAGTACAGGAACAATGTGTGTTTCACTGTCCATAACAGGAAGACTGTTATCTCTCAACATCTGTTTTAATCTAGCCGCACGTTCCTGATGTTGAATTCTAAGCTCATTGTGTTGTTTTAGATATTTGACAGCAGCCAACGCACCAGCACAGGTTACAGGCGACATTGAAGTGGTAAAGATAAATCCGCTGGCAATAGATCTGACAGCATCTATTATTATTTTATCAGCAGCTATGTAACCGCCTTGAACTCCATAGGCTTTTCCTAGCGTACCGTTGACTATATCAACGTCTTTTTCTAATCCTAATCGTTCAATAATGCCAGCACCATGCTCGCCGTAGAGACCAACAGCATGTACTTCATCTACGTAAACTATGGAAGCATACAACCTAGACAATTTAACAATTTCCTCTAACTTTGAAATGTCGCCATCCATTGAGTAAACTGATTCTAATACCACACAGGGTACTGATTTTCTAGATGTTACATCTTCTAGTTTTGATCTAAGGTCGCTGAGATCGTTGTGTTTAAAAACATGTTTAGGAGCACGACTATGACGCATACCCTCTATAAGACTAGCATGGTTCTTAGAATCTGATACAAATTCTATGTTTGGAATTATTTTAGCCAAAGCTATCAAAGTCCATTCATTGGCTACATAGGCAGAGCTGAATAATAGGGCTCCTGACTTATCATGTAGGGTGGCTAGTTCGTGTTCTAGAGCAACATGGTAATGACTGGTACCTGCTATGTTTCTGGTACCCCCTGAGCCTGCTCCTGTTTGATCTAATGCTGTACGCATAGCGTCTAGGACAACTTTGTGCTGTCCCATGCCTAGATAATCGTTTGAACACCAATTAACTATCTTCTTGATGTTATATGGCCCATACCATATAGCATAGGGATAATCCCCGGCTTCCCGCAGGATATCATTAAAAACCCTATATTTTCCCTCGGCTTTTAACTGGTCTATTAATCGTTGAAATGGTTCTTTGTTAATCATAGTTGTCCGATAAATACTGTGTATTACTCTATATTTAAGGTTTAAAAAAATGGATATAATCAAAGTTGACGTCCCTACCTTTCTTCGATTGCTGGAATTAGCACGTGAAGAAATCAAACAGGACACTGATTTACATGATGTTGCTGAAAAAGTTGCTGAACTTAGTAGAGATCATGTAGTTACAATGGCCGATTATAATAATATCATTGAATTCATGAAGCAGCAGGGTAGCACTGACGAGCTAGATAGAATTAGAACATTGGGCGGACTATAATGACAAAACAAACAATCAACATAGGTACTTCAGTTAACAAAGGTGACGGCGATCCGCTACGTACGGCTTTTACAAAAATAAACGAAAACTTTACAGAACTTTACAATTCTACAGGCGGTCTTGATCTATCAAACATTACAGAAAGCATTATTCCTAGCGTAGATAACTCCTACGATCTAGGATCTCCTACAAGACAATGGCGTCACGTTTATACTGCCGGCGGCAGTATCTACTTAGATGATATTAAACTTACCAACGTTGGCGGTAAGTTTGTTGCTACAAAAGTTATTAATCCTGGTGAAGAAAACGAAGCAGAAGATCCAGAAGATAGTGATGCCAGCAGCGAAATAGGTGGTGCTGCTAATTTAGGTAATTTGAAGATTGAAAGTAGCACGTTAGGAACACAAGGAGCAGACAGCAATAGTTGGGGCAACCATAATCTTTATCTCGATCCAGGCGGTGAAAGTAATGCCTATATCAGTATCCCTAGTGTAGCACAACAAGAAAGCGGTGCTGCTTTACAGATTTACAACAAAGGTGACGCCAGCAGTATTGTACAGGTGTTTGGTCGCGGTGGTGTTCAAGTTGTTACTAACACTGGAGAAGGCGAAGAAATTTTTGAATTCCGTGACGACGGTAAACTACAACTACCACTAGGTGGAGATATTTTAGACAGTTGTTAGAGCGACTACAAATTAAATTAAATTTTGGAGGCACTGATTTCATCTATGACTACAGCAATGTTCATATCAATCTCAATCCCGAAGATCAAGCAGT